GATTCTCCCGTTGCGTCTCGTCTGTATACGATGCCAGTGCCTGCGGAAACTGCTTGACCCATGCGATAACCTCCGGCGCGATGCTATTGTTAATTGCCCAATCAATCCACTGCTCGTCATCAGGCTTACGCACAGTAACAAAACAACAGCGATTACGCGCATGCGCTTCGAGCGAGTCACCCACACCATCGGATGCCAAGTTAGTAGTACCAACCACGATGCTGCCCTTGGGCAGATACACATCACCGATACGATGCTCCAGCATCAGAGTCAGCAAAACATTCTTGACAGACTTAATCGCCTTGCCAATCTCGTCGAGCATCACGATGACAGGTTTGTCGGACTGCAACTTGAACCGCGCATTGGGTGCGAACTTAGTAACCTTGCCAACACCAGCGGCTTCTACCGTATACGGCAGAGCAAAGTCACCTAGGTCTAGCAGTGTGCAGTCGATGTATGCAGGCTCGTACTCAGGGTTCATTGCCACAATCTTCTTTAGCATTGCACTCTTGCCAATGCCCGGCTCACCCTGCCCAATGATGGTCACAGACTTGCCAACAGTAGAAATCAAATTGGCAAACTCGTTCAACGACACGGAACTACCAAAGTTAATCACAGACATTTCAAATCTCCTAAAAATATAACACTGTTAAAATGTACTACTCACTCTTACTACGCCCTTCTACTACATTCATACTCTCTTCGCGGTCCTCGCGCTCCATCTGCACCATCAGCGCGTCCATCCATTCATCCACTACCTGTTTGATTTGCAGATAGTATTCCTCGTCGTTCATGTTGCTCATTTCTTTTTCTCCCGTTGGATAATCCAATTAATAAATGTTTTGTTGTTCTCAGCGATATGTTGCTGACGTTTCTTCTCATCGGCAAGTATTGCCTTGAGTTTGTTGCGGTGCATGTCTTTGGTTATCTCATCAGTCGGTCGCATCTTCATTTTTCCTCGTGGCTAGTGCATCTACTTTGTCTTTGTCGAACAACTCAGTTAGTTCTTCCACGCCCTTGTTAACCCCTTGTTCGTAGAATTCTTCCTGCCATTTGGCGTACGCATTCATTTCCACGATGATTTCATCGCCTGCTTCGTACGTCCAGCGTTCAACCTCTGCTGCGTCCGCGTTATCCAACTCCAAGGGCGTCCAATAAATCACGGCAAACCCAGCCTCACGCATCGCCTCAACCGCGTCTTCCCATTCTTGTTTCATCTCACACCTCCACACGATAACAAATATAAGAATTAGCGCCTGTGCTGTACGAACTGTGGCAGTCCAACGCTTTCAATTGCCAGCCTGTACCAATATGAATCAGGCTAACCACCACAAGCACTGTCAGCAAAACGCCAAGAATAAAACCCATAACGAACCCGTCATCATTACTCATTTCGTTTTCTCCCATATCATAGTGCCTGCTTTCGCGGCATCACACTCTTCCAACATCAGCACGTACAGGTCACGTGCAACCTTACGACACCTACTAAACGGCCCAACAATATCTAACACTGTTAAAAGGTCTTTCGGACGCACAAAGTATTCGCGTCTCATGTCTCACACCTCCAATTAAGAAAACATACGGGCAAGCACAGGCTTGCTGAATTCGTAACACACCAAACGCTTTTTGTATCCGTTGCCTACGTTGATACAACGGTAGAAAAACAATGCCTCTTTCAAACACTTGAATGCGCCCTCGGCGTTGCCGCCGCCAGTATCAAATCTGTAGCGGGTTTTGTATGAACCCTTGTTGCCCTTGCCGACTTGCACAAGGAATTTCTCGTGGCCCATAAGCGCAATGCGCTTGCCATCTACCGTAACTTCAATCATCACACACTCCTCACTTTAATATGGGTCAACTTCACACACCGCATCCACGCACGGTCTTTGTGCCATGCGGCAAGATTTTGAATCCGCGTCATCCGCTTCTTCGACTCCATCAGTTGCTTGACGTATGCCTTGCGGTGATTTGTTTTGAGAACAATCTGTTTCTCCCAACTATTGGGGAACTCCCCGACCAACTCAGTCCTACGGCGCAGTTTTGTAAACATTAGCGTCTTTAGCCATTTCTTGGAGTTAGGTCCGACCATGAACACAGGCATGTTGCGTTCGCTATTCCACCCACACATAGCATGCCCCTCTTCGCCCGCTTTCGAACAATTACACCGTTCAAGGTCATCGTATTCCGGCTCGTGGCCGGTGCATTCTAGGAAAATTTCCTTGGTTATCTTCACTTCACACCTCCCCGAAACGTTTGAATTCAAGCACACCATCTTCATTAAACTTAACCCAACCCAGACATCTGCCATCTGGCACACCCCAAAGGTTCTCATACACACCCACTACGGGGTCAGGCTCCTCCTCGTCATTGTGAAACGTAATCTCATACCGCACGGCAAACAGGCCAAACTCATTCACCGCTCGGCCCAACAAGTCATACGTCATCTTCTCCAACGGACCTAAAACCATATCACACCTCCCAGATACTTTTGTTAAGTTCAAACTCCTTCACCCCAACTCGAAAGCAATTTTTCATGTCTTCGTCATCGACCCCGTAATATTCGGCTTCTGCATTTATAGCGTGATTAGCCGCAGCGGTTGCTGCTTCCTCGGTATCAAACACACCGACAGGATTTACCTCGTCCCCCTCGCCCATATTAAAAACGGTACACGCAATCCAAACTTTCATCACACTCTCCTTTTAACACTGTTAAATTACCTGCCACCTTTGTGGCTACTGTTCAGTCCCTGCAGCAAACCTTTGTCCGTCACTAGCACGTAATTACTTTTGGGCATCGGCACGACACACCACGAACCACGCTCAAGCGCAGCGTAAAACTCACCACACTCAAGACAATGCTTGTACCCAAGCATCGAGCGGCCATCCTCGATGAAGTCACCACAATCTACACAGTGCAGCATCCTAGTCATTTTTCACCCCCTCATCCTCAGCATCATTTAAAGACCTACCCACAACACGAAGCGCACGGCCAGCATTGCGCACACGATTCTCGTACATCTTGATTAGGTCTTTCTCTTCGTTGCTGCGCTCGGGTAGAGTTTGCAGCCGATGTATCTCTTGCTTGTGCCTATTAATAAACTCATAGAGCGCAACCTCAATCATGCTTGCATCTACGTACTCCATCTCAAACTTGACCATCACACTCTCCTTTTTAACACTGTTAGACAACAAAACACGCTTTACACTTTACAATGTTAAGCGTTCCAAACAAAAAAATAAAGCGTTTTGGTGTGTTGTTACACGCTTGACACATGAAACATCATCCTATAACAGGAAAATTCTATCATTACTTTACACTTGACATTGGTTGACTTTACATAAAATCGCTCAAAATTTGAGCAGTCATGTTACAATGTCGCAGATTAGTGATATTTTGTAACATTTTTGTAACATCGAAGAATGGCTTAACCATGCGGGTTTGAAGGGCACTAGTGATACTCTGTTGCAATGTTACACTTTTTTTGCATGCTTGCCGAAAAACGGGATTTTGAAGAAATCACTTTACACTTTACACTTTACATTGTCAAGCAGAAGGGCAGAAGAAAATTTTTTTCGGACTGGTTCATTTTTTTAATTTTTTGTAACAAAATATCATTAAGGGTGCTCAAACGACCGCCACTAGCCAAATTTCTATGTTACAAAAATGTCGCAACGATGTAACATGGTCTGCAGCAAAGTATCATTAAGGGGTCTGAAACGACCGCCACTAGCCATTCTCCAATGTCGCAAAAAGATGTAACATTGCCCTTTTTGTTGCGCCGCACCATTGACTTGACACAAGCACTTGACAAATTTGTAAAGCGGAGCAATGTCAAGCGTGAGCCAGCCGCATGAGCCTGTGCCATTCCGATGCCAGTTCCGAGACGCAAAATTTAACAGCGTTAAAAAGAAAAACCACGCAAAGCGTGGACGCAAAAAAACCCCCGCCGTAGCGGGGGTGCGATGGGTGATGATTACTTCGCGGTAGCCTTGGCGTCAGTCTTCGCGCCAACCTTAGTGCCAACCTTCTGCAGCGCGGCTTTCATCATGCTAACGTCGTCCGGCGTTAGCCCCGCCGGTATCGCCTTGCTGATTTTCTCAAGCCGCTTAAAGGCGGTCTCGACAGACTCGACGAACTTGGCTAGGTCAGTCTTCACGCTTGGGAACGCGTACTCGCAAAGCCGCTTAAAGTAAATCGTCTGGTAGCCCATGTAGGCGTTCGCCTTGTCCAGTTCGCGCAGTGCCTCACGCCGCTTTAGTTCGGGCATTTTCGACTCCGCGATTTGCTTGGTGGTAAGCAATTGACCGGCTTCACGCTTGGCGCGCGCCGCCTTGATATCAGCGGGTAGCGCGGCGACGATGTCCGTCTTCACTTCAGACTGTCCGGTCTCGGACAACATCGCGTCCAGCGAACCGTAACGGTTCGCGTAGTACTGACCGGCCGCTTTCCAACTATCCTTCGCGGCGTCGGATATCTCGGCGGCGGCGGCTTGCGCCGCTTCGAGTTTGGCTTGGCCAGCCATCAGGCCCGTGAGGATGGCGACGATGGCGGTTTGTTCGACGGCTTGGGTCTCGGCTTGGTTTGCTTGCATGGCTTGGTATCCTTTTTACACTGTTAAAGAGTCACTGGACAGTCAGTGATGTCGTACTGCAATTCGGATTCTACGCTCCCCACGCCATAAGTCTAATCTGGCCGATTCCGCCTACCCCCGACCCCCACCGCACCCCCACCCCCCAAATCTGGTTCGGGACTCCGCCAGCGCCGCTACGCACTGTAATGTGCACAGTCAATCCGCAATTATTTAGAATACCCCCCGTCACTTGACATTACCTCCCACATATGCCTACCCCTACTTACGAAAAATATGGCCGTGCGTACTACCAAGCTAATCGCGCCAAGTGCATAGAACGTAACCGTATTCAGCAGGAGAAGTGGAAAGTTAAATGGCATGACTACAAAGCATCTCTATCTTGTGCTCATTGCAACGCATCTCATCCAGCCATCATTGATTTCCACCACATCAACAGCAATGACCCAGACAAAAAGCATGTGAATGAACTAATAAAGAACCGACGTTATGCGTTGGCGTATAAAGAAATCGAAGAGAAGTGCATCGTGCTCTGCGCCAATTGCCACCGTATTCACCACTACGAAGAAAACAAAAATAAAAAAGACCCCCCACCCCCTTGATTTATTTACCAGTATGTGTTCTAGTTGCGCCCAGAAACACCCCCCGTGGATGGAACCACGCATTTAAAAAATGCCCCTAGTAGTTACTCCAGAATTAGGCATACCCCTGCCTATTAACACCACACCGGAAGAAATCGAAGACTTCCGAGAAAAAGCACGCGTGCTCTGTGAGACGGTAAAAGAGCTAATCAAGAACGGCGCCGAGATTGAAATAACGCCGGAAGATGAAGAAGACGCGTTGCAGATATTCACCGAGCAGAAAAAACTAAACCCCAAAAAAATCACACCGGGGTCCGTGCTCAAACTTGAAGCACTTCTTTCTGCCTACGACCACGAACTTCTTAACGCCGCGCAACGGCTACGCACGTTTGTAACCAACAGGCTTATCGAAGAAACTGAAAACGAAAAGCCCAGCGACCGCCTACGTGCTTTAGAACTGCTAGGTAAGATTTCTGAAGTTGGTCTGTTTGCCGAGAAGGTGCAGGTAGATATAGTCCACCGTAAGTCCACCGACATTGAAGCAGAGATTTTGAAGAAGTTAGACAATTACATCGATGCAGAAGTCATACCGCCGCCTGTTAGCTTGTTAGATATTGATTTGGATTCGGAGTTGGGGCTAAAAGATGACGCCTGAACTCGCCAAAAAGCTAAAAACAGCGCTGCCTTTGATGCCGGAACATGAGCGCCAGAATATTTTGGCTCTGCTGGAAGAGTACGAAGGCAAGAAAAAGACTGAAAAAGCGCAAGTAGAGTTCATGGAGTACGTGCATACCGTGTGGCCTAGCTTCATTGACGGTGCGCATCACAAGAAAATGGCTGCTGCGTTCGAGCGAGTAGCTCGTGGTGATATAAAACGCCTCATTATCAACATGCCACCACGGCACACTAAGTCAGAATTCGCGTCGTACCTGCTTCCATCGTGGTTTTTAGGTAATTTTCCGGGTAAAAAAGTCATTCAAACGTCCCACACCGCTGAATTGGCGGTGGGTTTTGGTCGTAAAGTCCGTAACTTGGTGGATAGTGATGTCTATAAAACAATCTTCCCAGATGTTTCTCTGCAGGCTGACTCTAAAGCCGCAGGTCGTTGGGCTACTAACCGAGGTGGAGAGTACTTTGCAATTGGTGTGGGCGGTGCAGTTACTGGTAAAGGTGCTGACCTACTGATTATTGATGACCCACACAGTGAACAAGAGGCCGCACTGTCCGAAACTAACCCCGAAATCTACGACAAAACTTACGAGTGGTACACATCTGGTCCTCGTCAGCGTCTGCAGCCGGGTGGTTCTATCGTAGTTGTTATGACGCGGTGGTCGAAGAAAGACCTCACAGGACAGGTTTTGAAGGCCGCTGCGCAACGCAGTGGTGAAGAATGGGAGGTTATCGAGTTTCCGGCTTTGCTGCCCTCTGGGCGCCCCCTATGGCCTCAGTTTTGGTCGCAAAAAGAACTTGATGCGTTAAAATCCGAACTTCCACACTCAAAGTGGATGGCGCAGTACCAGCAAGACCCAACAAGTGACGTATCAGCCATCATCAAACGTGAGTGGTGGCAAGAATGGGAAAGCGAACGTCCGCCGTCGTGTGAATTTATCATCCAGTCTTGGGATACAGCGTTCTTAAAGCATGAACGGGCTGACTATTCCGCGTGCACAACGTGGGGCGTGTTCTATAAAGACGAAGACAAGAACGATGCTAATATTATTTTGTTGGATGCGTTTAAAAAACGTATGGAGTTTCCAGAACTAAAAGAAATGGCGTACGAGACGTATTCAGAATGGGAGCCGGACAGTCTTATTGTTGAAGCAAAGGCCGCAGGCGCCCCGTTGGTGTTTGAATTGCGGGCTAGAGGCATTCCAGTTCAAGAATTTACGCCATCTAGAGGCAATGATAAGATTGCACGACTTAACGCTGTAGCAGATATTTTCGCTTCTGGCAAGGTGTGGGTGCCTAATACAAATTGGGCAGAAGAGTTAGTAGAAGAAGTTGCATCGTTTCCATCGGGCGAACATGACGACATGGTGGATAGTATGACTCAAGCGCTTCTGCGCTTCCGTAGAGGTGGATTTATTAGGCTAAATTCCGATTATCAAGACGAGATTCCGGGGTTTAAAAGCTCTAAAGGCAAACGATACTACGCAATGTAAGGATAAACGATGGACATTCAAAAAACATTTAACCCCGCTCCGCTAGGAATGCAAAATGACCAGATGGCTGAAGGTATGGGCACTGAACCGGCACTTCAAATTGAGATTGAAGACCCTGAAAGGGTATCAATTAACACGGGCGGTCTCGAAGTTATTCTTGAGCCGGATAAGGAAGGCGAAAGCGACGAGTTTAATAAGAACCTCGCGGAAGATATGGACGAGGGTGAGCTAACTGAGTTAGCGGGTGACTTGCTGGGTGACTTTGAAACTGACGTTGCGTCACGCCGTGATTGGCTTGAGACCTATGTAGATGGCCTTGAGTTGTTGGGCCTGAAGCTTGAAGACCGTACGGAGCCGTGGCCCGGCTCTTGCGCCGTGTACCACCCACTGCTTGCTGAAGCACTTGTTAAGTTCCAGTCTGAAACCATCATGGAGACGTTCCCGGCAGCGGGTCCGGTTAAGACCAAGATTATTGGCAAGGACACCCCCGAGAAGGAAGATGCAGCAGTTCGTGTGCAAGACGACATGAACTATCAACTGACGGAAAAGATGCCTGAGTATCGCCCTGAGCATGAGCGTCTTTTGTGGGGTTTGGGCCTTGCTGGTAACGCTTTCAAGAAAATTTATTTTGACCCGTATCTTGACCGCCAAGCCGCTGTGTACGTACCTGCAGAAGATATGGTAGTGCCGTACGGCGCATCGGATTTAGAAACTGCCCCGCGTATTACTCATGTAATGCGCAAAACTAAAAATGAGTTACGCAAGCTACAGGTGGCTGGGTTCTATCGTGATGTGGACCTTGGTGACCCCGTGCTTGTTATGGACGAGGTTGAGAAGAAGATTGCTGAGCAGATGGGCTTCAGTGCTTCGACGGATGACCGGTTCAAGATTCTTGAGATGCACGTTGACTTGGAGCTTCCGGGCGACGAGGACAAAGACAAGGATGGTAACGAGACGGGTATTGCCCTGCCATATGTTGTGACTATTGAGAAGTCTACTGAGACTATTCTGGCTATTCGCCGTAACTGGAACCCCGAAGATAAGGCCAAGATTAAGCGCCAACACTTTGTCCATTACGGATACATCCCCGGCTTTGGCTTCTACAACCTTGGCTTGATTCACCTGATTGGGGCGTTCGCTAAGTCTGGCACGATGCTGTTACGTCAGTTGGTGGATGCAGGCACTTTGTCTAACCTGCCGGGTGGCTTTAAGTCACGTGGTCTGCGGGTTAAGGGCGACGATACCCCGATTGCTCCGGCTGAATGGCGTGATGTGGACGTACCCAGCGGCACTATTCGAGACAACATCCTACCCCTGCCATACAAAGAACCCAGCCAAGTTCTTATGGCACTGATGAATCAGATTGTAGATGAAGGCCGTCGCTTCGCTTCTGCGGCTGATTTGCAAGCATCCGATATGTCGGCTAATTCACCGGTTGGTACGACGCTAGCTATTCTGGAACGTAGCTTAAAGATTATGTCGGCAGTGCAGGCGCGTATTCACTACTCAATGAAGAAGGAATTTAAGCTTCTTGCGGCGATTATTCGGGATTATGCCCCCACTGAATATGATTATGACCCCGAAATTGGTGACCGGCAGGCCCGCAAAGAAGACTTTGACATGGTCGAAGTTATCCCTGTTTCAGACCCAAATTCGGCAACAATGGCCCAAAAAGTGGTGCAAATGCAAGCAGTTATGCAGATGGCCGCAGCCAGCCCGCAGATTTATGACCTACCTGAGCTTAATAAGCAGATGCTGGAGGTTATGGGTGTAAAGAATATCGGCAAGCTTATTCCCACTGCGGATGACCAGAAGCCGAAAGACCCTGTGTCTGAAAATATGGCCATTCTTAATAGTAAGCCGGTCAAGGCATTTATTTACCAAGACCATCAAGCACATATTCAAACGCACACGGCGGCTATCCAAGACCCCAAGATTATGCAGATGGTTGGTCAGTCACCGGCGGCGCAACAGATTGGTGCTGCTATGCAAGCACACATCGCGGAACACTTAGCTTTTGCTTACCGCGCACAAATTGAACAGCAGCTTGGGGTATCCCTGCCGCCCCCGGATGAACAACTGCCGGAACAAGTAGAAGTAGAACTCTCGAAGATGATTGCTCAAGCGGCACAACAACTGCTTCAGCAGAACCAATCGCAACAGCAGCAAGAACAAGCACAGCAACAACAGCAAGACCCGCTTATTCAGATGCAGATGCAAGAGCTTCAACTCAAACAGCAAGACCTGCAGATTAAGGCACAAAAGAGCCAAGCAGATATTGAGCTTGAGAAGGCCAAGCTACAACTCGAAACGGCCCGTATGCAGTCGCAAGAAAAGATTGCAGAAGCACAGATTGTTGCTAAGGCCGCATCAGAAGCGCAGAAGTTGGACGCACACCATGAGTTGGAGGGCACAAAACTCAGCATGAAGGCATCTGAAGCCAAGCAAAAAATGGAGATGCAACAGCATACCGAAGGTGTCCGCATGGGCCTTGACGCCGCAAAAGCAAGAGAACAGATGTATCACCAGCAACGCATGCAACAAACAAATCAACCCAAAAAACCTAAGGAAGAATAATGAACGACACGCTTGAATATCTGATTAAGAAAATCGGAGAAGAGCGCAACAATATCGCGGACTGTTTGGTTAATGGCAACTTACAGGACTTCGCGCAATATCAGTTTTTGTGTGGTCAGGCACGGGGTCTGCTGGCGGCACAAGTAATTATCTCTGACCTCGCAACTCAATTGGAGCAAGACGATGACTGAAGAAGTCACGCAGGAAACCGCAACGCAACTTCCCGAACCCGTTGGATACCGCATTCTTTGTGCAGTACCTGATTTGGGCGACACGCTTGATGAAGAAGGCTTGATTATTAAGGCAGACAAAACCAAGGAGCTTGAATCACTTGCTACGGTTGTGCTGTTTGTCGTGAAGATGGGCGACATGTGCTACAAGGACGACCAACGATTCCCCACAGGTCCGTGGTGTGCTGAAGGTGATTTTGTTCTTGTTCGCGCATATGCAGGCACTCGTATCAAGATTCATGGGCGGGAATTCCGGATTATTAATGATGATTCGGTTGAAGCAATTGTTGATGACCCACGCGGTTATAGCCGCGCATAAGGAGTAAATCATGGCTGAACAAGAAAATAATATGGATATGGTGGAGTTTGAGTTTCCTGATGAAACAGAAGTAAAAGTCACGACAAAGACTCGTGAAGAAGATATTGAAGTAGAGGACGATACGCCGGAGCAAGACCAAGGCCGCGACCCGTTACCAAATGAAATTGTAGAAGAGCTTGAAAAAGACGAACTGAATGAATATTCAGACCGCGTCCGTACCCGCATGTCGCAGATGAAAAAGGTCTGGCATGACGAACGCCGTGCAAAAGAATCGGCAGCGCGTGAGCGCGAAGAAGCTATTCGTATTGCTCAATCTGTCTATGAAGAAAATAGACGCCTAAAAGCTTCGCTTGAGCAAGGCGAGGGGCATTTAATTGGCACATATAGAGAAGCTGCTTCACGAGAGCTTGAAATTGCTAAACGTGCATATAAAGACGCTTACGATTCCGGTGATACTGAGAAAGTTATTGAATCTCAAGAACGCCTTACTAGGGCACAAATGTTCTTGCAGGAAGTAAATAACTATCGACCGCAATATGTTGCTAGAGAAACCCCTTTACAAGAATCAAATAATACTGTAAATACACAAGCACAACGGCCCCAAGTTCCCCAACCGGACTATAAAGCAGTTACGTGGCAAGAGCGTAATTCTTGGTTTGGTACGGACGAGGAAATGACCAGCTTGGCTTTGGGGCTGCATGAGAAGCTGGTTAAAGGTGGCGTGGACCCTAGGTCTGACGACTACTACCGTCGTATTGATAATACGATGCGCAAGAGGTTCCCCGAATATAAATGGGGAGATTCGCAGGATGGCAGCGCCAATCCTCGCGCAAAACAGGCACAAGTTGTTGCCCCGGCAACGCGTAGCACCGCGCCCAAAAAAGTAGTGCTGACCAAGACGCAAGTAAATCTTGCTAAAAAGCTTGGTATTACCCCGGAGCAATATGCTCGTGAACTGATTAAGGAGAACAGAAATGGCTGAAAATCGACTCGCACGTGAACTTGAATCTACCGAAACTTTTAAGCGCCCAGAAGCGTGGAAGCCGCCTGAACTACTGCCGGAAGTTAAGCCGCAAGCAGGTTGGTCGTATCGTTGGATTCGTACAAGCATGGTAGGTCAATCGGACGCACGTAATGTTTCTTCTAAAGTGCGTGAAGGATGGGAGCCGGTCAAACTGGCGGACCACCCCGAAATGCAGTTTTATGTGGACCCCAATAGTCGTTTCTCTGATTCGATTGAAATTGGCGGTCTGCTGCTTTGTAAGACACCGCAAGAGTTTGTTAATCAACGAAATGCGTATTACACGGCACAAGCACAAGCCCAGACTGACGCAGTGGATAATAGTTTGATGAAGGAAAGTGATGCTCGCATGCCTTTATTTAAAGAACGTAAGTCCACTACCACGTTTGGAAAAGGTAAATAATCTTTAAAGGACCATAATCATGGCATATCCGACTGTTTCTGCCCCGTATGGGTTTAAGCCAGTCAATCGTCTTGATGGGTTGCCGTACTCTGGCGCTACCCGCAAGCTACCGATTGCAAATGCTTACAACCAAAACATTTTCTACGGCGACGTAGTTCAAATCTCTGGTGGTACGATTGTTCGTTCGTCGATGTCTGCTGCATCGTCGCCGGGCACCGCTGTCGCCGGTACTCTTGGTATCTTCTTGGGTTGTTCGTACACCAGCCCGGTTACCAACCAAAAGCTGTTTGCTCAGTACTATCCCGCAAGCACTGCTGCTAATGACATCGAAGCCATCATCGTTGATGACCCGCGCGCTTTGATGAAGGCAGTTGTGACCACTCAAGGCACCTCGCTGGCTAACACCAGCACTACCGTTGGCTATCTGAACCCGTACTATGTCGGCTCTAACCTGTACATGGTTGGTGGCGCTGGCGGCGTTACTGGTAGCACGACCACTGGCAACTCGGCCCAATCGGTTTCGGGCGCTGTGGTTACCTCGGGTACCTCGGGTGCTGGTGACCGCGTGACCTCGGCTCTGCCGTGGCGCGTGGTTGGTGTTGTTACTGACACCGCTTATACCCTGACCGGTACCGGTAGCACTTCGGGTTCGTCAGCTACTGTCACCTTGACTTCGGCTGTTACTGGTCTGACCCCGGGCATGCAACTTATTTGCCCGACCGGCACTGGCACTTTGGCTGGCAACTACGCAACCGTCATCAACGTGGCTACCACCACTCTGACCCTGAACGCTGCAGTTACTTTGGCTTCGGGTTCGGCTTTGACGTTTGTGGGTTACCCCGAAGTTCTGGTTGCTTGGAACGGCAGCTTCCACAGCTATTTCAACACCACTGGCGTCTAAGGAGATAAATCATGGCAATTTCTCGTGCCCAGCTACTGAAAGAACTCCTTCCGGGTCTGAACGCTTTGTTCGGTCTGGAGTACGCCCGTTACGGCGAGGAGCATAAGGAAATCTACGAAACCGAAGCTTCGGAACGTAGTTTTGAAGAAGAAACCAAGCTGTCGGGCTTCAGCGCAGCACCGGTCAAGAACGAAGGCAGTGCGATTCGTTATGACAACGCGCAAGAAGCTTGGACTGCACGCTACAACCACGAAACCATCGCTTTGGGTTTCTCGCTGACTGAAGAAGCTGTTGAGGACAACCTCTACGACTCGCTGTCGGCTCGTTACACCAAGGCTCTGGCCCGTGGTATGGCTTACACCAAGCAAGTCAAGGCCGCTAACGTTCTGAACAACGGCTTCAACTCGGGTTATGTTGGTGGCGACGGCGTCTCGCTGTTCTCGACGGCTCACCCGTTGGTATCGGGTGGCACCAACAGCAACACCCCGGCAATCGCCGCTGACCTGAACGAAACCTCGTTGGAAAACGCTGTGATTCAAATCGCTGCGTGGACTGATGAACGTGGTCTGCTGATTGCCGCCAAGCCGCGCAAGCTGATTGTTCCGCCTGCTCTGATGTTCGTTGCAACCCGTCTGTTGGAAACCGAACTCCGTGTCGGCACCACTGATAACGACATCAACGCACTGAAGAACAACGGCTCGATTCCGGAAGGTTACGCAATTAACCACTTCTTGACCGATACCAACGCTTGGTTCCTCACCACCGATGTGCCGAATGGTATGAAGCATTTTGAACGTACCCCGCTGGCTACCTCGATGGACGGCGACTTTGATACCGGCAACGTCCGTTACAAGGCCCGTGAGCGTTATTCGTTCGGTTGGTCGGACCCGCTCGGCATGTACGGTTCGCCGGGTGCTTAAGCACTAGTAGTACGGAGAAGGGGCTTGCGCCCCTTCTTTTTTGCCGTATAATGCTGCACTGCAGCATATAACCTTTAGGAGAAACCTATGAATTTTGATTTTGTTGCCGTATTTACTTCGCTGTCAAAGTCGTATCGTGAAATGGCGCACAAGGCCCATGACCAGATGATTGAAGCTTGGATTAAGACTGAAAAGTCTATTGAAGATAATTTCAAGTTTGTATCATTTTGGAAAAAGTAATACTGGGGGCTTCGGCCCCCTTTTTTTATGTTGTATGTTTTTTTATCAGGTGGTATAAAGTAATCACCTAGGAAATCGGCCAAACCAACTGACCTAGCAGACTTTGTAGAGATGGTTTGGCTTAGTGCTACAACACAAAGGAAATAATCATGGCATTTGCTTCCCACCTCGGCCCGTGGCTGCTCGGCACCGTCAAGAACACCACTGGCACCACCGCTGGCACCATCCGCAATATGGGCGCCACTTCTGTTGGTCAAACCGACCCGATTACTTACACTGACGCTGCTACTTCGCAAGCGTTTGTTATTCCGGCTGGCTCGCTGATTACCAACCTGTCGCTGTATCAAACCACCAAGTTTGCTGGTACTTCGGGCGTTATCACCATCTACCTGAACGGCACCGCTATCGCTGCTTCGTCGGCTATTACTGCGGGTGCTTCGGGCATCATCAGCTTCACCCCCAGCACAGACGCTCAGACTGCTCTGTTCAATAACGTCGGCTCGACTGATGCAATCATCACCTACACGGTTGGTAGCTCGGGTTCGTTTTCGGCTGGTGCAGGTGTGCTGCTTTGTGAATACCTCGTCCGCAACTCGGACGGTTCGGGTAATCCTTCGCTGTCGCAGACCTAATAGGGGCGCGTCATGACGATGCAAACTGATGTTAAATCGGCGCACCTAAGCGCCGCCGGCTCCTACTACGGGGACCGTACCAGACTACGGGGCATTATTGTAAACCCTAAAGCGTCTACTGCCGCTACGTTTGAGATTCGTGACGGTAGTGCTACTGGTGCGGTTTTGTTCACGATGGATATTGCCAGCATTGGCACCCCAAATACTTTTGCCATTCAAGTTCCCGGCGAAGGTATTTTGGCTAATACCGGGCTATATCTGACCTTATCGGTTGGCTCAGTTACCGGTATCACGGTGTTCTATGGCTAAG